AAAATCCAGATAACGTTCTGTTTCCATAACGCTCTACTTCAGCTTCGTAGATTTCTGGTAAATATTGCTGTGCAAAATCAGAGAAATTATCTCCGGCCTTATTGGTCCATTGTAAATAATTGCTATCTAATATTTGCGGTTGTTGTGTTGGGATTAAACTCCCAAATCTAGGTGTTAATGTACTTGCCATTTTTAATAATTTTTAAATTTTTTAATTTTTAGTTTTGATGAATCCGCTCCAGAAACTGTTTTTACGGTATATGCACCAAACTTAGCTGCTCCTGTAGGGGCTGCTTTTCTAGCAACACTTGATGTATTATTAGATTTGTTTACAACATCTCTAATAGCATCTGCTTTGCCTTGTTCGTAAAAGTGATTTGCTATCTTATCAGCATTTGCACCTGCATATAACGCTTTATGATATCCTACGGTATCTTCAATCGTGCCGTCTTCTCCAAGAAACCTTCCTATGAAGTTGTTAAGATCCGATTGTTTTTCTGCTACCTGCGAAGGGTTTTGTATGCCATATCTAAACTTCTTATCACCTAAACTAAAATCGAAACCTTCGAATTGTTCATTAAGTAATTGACTAGTGTTGGCTTTAAACTTTTCATGGTTATCAGCATTTCTTTTTTGGTCCTCTTTATATCGATTAAAAAAGTCCGAGGCTTCTTGTTGATTTCCAGATAATTTAGGCGAGTTCAACTTGATCTCATCATAATACTTATCTTTAGTATCATTTAAAAACTTACGGGCTTTTGCAACCTCTTCTTTATACGCGAGTTTTTTTCTTCGGATGTCTCGCTCCTCGTCTATATCCTCATCAAATGCAAAGCTATCATCAATCATAAAATCAATTTCTTCTGCACTTAAGTGGGATTTAGTGGTTTTGTAATATTCTTTAACTAAAACGTCGCGATCCACATCATCATAATTGGTATTTAATCTAATGTAGTCCTGCATCGTGCCACCTGTTTCTTCCATAAAAGACACTAGCTTAGTAATATTTTCTGGTAGCACAGGTTGTTGTGTTACTGGTTCAGGCTTTATTTCTTCTTTTTCTTTTTTACTTTCTTCGGTAATTTCTTTGATGACTGGCTTGGATACTTCTTGGACCACCTCTTTGCTATCTTCGGAAGATTCATGTACATCCACTTTCTTTGCGCTTGACTCTTGAATGGCATCTTGCGGTTCTTTAGGAATTACTACCTTTGTTATATTGCTAGGAACTTCCACCAAAGGTTCTTTGTTTTTAGCGCCTAGCTCTTGATCTGTTAATTTCTTTTTAGACTTTATTTTAAAAGTCCCTTCTGTTTTTTCACTCATGATATGATATTATATAATTATTAAATACTTATTGGTTAAGCCATAAGCTGAGAAGGGTCAAAGCTTTCCATGGCATCTTGTTCACCTATTTCAAAATCCTTAGGTGCTCCCTGTGTTTGGCGCTGCTCTATAAGTTGACTTTGTTGCGTTCCTTCCTTTTCTATTCTTTTTGCTTTAGCGGCATCTGCATTATCTTCTTTAGTTTTTAGTTGCTGAGCTTTTATTTTCTCTATTTGCATATTATATTGAAATTCAGTAGCCATCAAATCTTTTTTAATCTGCGCCTCAGCTTGCATTCTTTGCATTTCAAAATTAGATTTTGCTTGTTCTATTGCAACTTTCTCTGCCGTTAGCGCTTGTTGCTTTTGCACTTCAGCCATTGCAGCTTTTTCAGATGCTTGCCCGTTTGCCTGAGCTTGTGCTTGTATATTTTGCTGAACTAAAGCCTGCTCCCTTTCTTTTTTTCTCTTGCGCTTAATCTTTAGCATTTCATTTGCTAGCTTAAGATTTCTAATCTGCTTTATATCAATTGAGTCTTCGATATCAATTTCTTTCGTTTGTAAGGCTATCTGTATATTTTGTTGCAACTCCGCTTTTTCTTCGTCGTCTGGTTCTAGCTCTAAAAATATGCCAAAATCATGCAAATTAAGGTTTTTTATCTCCTTAAGCGTTTCCGTATTGAAAGTAGATACACTGTTCATTAAAGCATTTTTAGTTAACGGAAAGTTTAAAACATCCGCTATCTTGAGAGATATATTTTCACAAGTGCTTAATGTTAATTGTATACTTGCATCCTGTATATGCTTGGTGGCTGTGTTTGAGGCATTTGCCGCCATTTTTTGTAATCCGACCAAAGCATCAGGGTTAGGCATTGCTCCGTCTCGAGCTTCGTTTAACCCGGTTACGTCTCTAATCATTTGCATGTTGTAGTTGTATGCGGTAATTAAAGACTGCATTTTACCAATACCCGAAGAACTAGATAATTCCTGTATAGGAACTTTACCCCTATTCATATCCCCTTCCTGTGTCATTGATCTACCAACAACCGAACCGGTTTGGAAATACATATTTAATGCCTCCTGTGGATTGTAATTTGTTCCATTACCTAAATCAACTTCCGCTAACCCATCTACATCTAAAAATACTCCGTCAGGAACCATTCTTGATAATACTTGCTGCATTTTAAGATGTGTTAATTGAATGACATCAGCAAACCCAATACACTTACTTATAAGCGACTGTATAACACCTTTGTACATTCTAGGGGCACACATTGAATAACTCATTTCAACTCTCGTAGTATCCGCTAGTGGCCTAGTCATATTTTCAGACATTTCCCATTTAAGCATAATATCAGTGCCAACTACTTTAGCCCCTTCGTATAATACCTCTATTGACCTCGCTACTCTATCAAAATTATCATTTGGCGGAGGATTAAACTGATCGGTTTTTTCAATAGCTTTTTCTAGGCCATTATCCGTTTTCTTTATTTTAAATACTTGATCAGTATATGTTTTATACTCAAAATATAATATTTGAACAGTATTATAATCGTAATTTTCAAAGCCGCGAATCATTCTGCGATTTCCTGGAAACTTTTGAATACGTTCTAATTCTTTATCAGATATATGAGGAAATTCTTTTTTAAGCTCAGGTATAGTTATAGATTTAACTTCTCCTACGTAATATATATCTTCAAAATTAGGATCTTCAGTGTAAGACCACACACAATACGCAGGATCAACATAATCAACAACTATTCCCTCGGTTGTATTAAAAGAAGTTTTGGTTATTCCTATGCCGATGTTAACTAAATCTTGATTTACACGAGCCCTTGTTAAATTATACTCATTTGTATCTAGCACAGTATTTATAGCCTCTTCTTCAGCTATTTCTATAGCAGGCTTGTAGGCTAGTTGCATGTGGAGGTCTCTTTCCTCCATAGAATCAGGTAAATTGCTTTCAGATATTTCGGACCTGCTCATGTCATTAGAAATGATCTCATTAGCTATGGCTCTAGCATCTTTTGTTTGCATATCAAAAGCTATAGCCTCGGCATAATCAGTCCTTTTCTTTAAAGACTGAGGATCTTGTGCGTAAGACGTTATATCGTATTGCTTTTGTGTAATACCGTTAGCAACAATATTTGAAAATTTTGAAAGTATAGGAACTGGCTTCCAGTCTAAATTAAGATAAGACAAATCACCATTAATAGCTAATTCATCTTTGTACTTTTGCACACCTTGTTCTCCTCTAGCATAAAGCCTTAGGTTATGAAAGTTATTCCAATTAAGGGAATATCTGTTTGACCCGGCACCGCCATAGTTAAACCACTCCTGCTCAATAGCTCTTGACACTTGCAATCCGTAATCTAGTGTAGCTTTTTCAGCGTCACTTACTACCTGATCAGGAAATGGGCTATTAGTATTTGTACTTACATTCATTTATTATATTATTTTTGAAGTAGCTCCCTCGTTATTATATTTTTTAAATCCTAAAGTATACACCTTTTTTTGCGCAGCAGCCCTAGGTGTGTACCTGTGCTTATTACAAGCCATTAAAGCTAATCCCGAGCTTATTGATGCATCATGTTTTGTTCTATTGTTTATATCAAACTTAGCCCAGTCTTGCAATGTTCTTTGCAAATAGACATCCCCGTAACCATCTACTTTTTCCCCTACAAAATCCTCTATATATGTTTCAATTGCGGATGCATGCGCTTGTTTTATATCTTCACTTGAGTTAGGTATTCCCCCCACTTCTTTTTCTGCCACTGATAATTTATTATATGTTTTATCTGGCCTATTGATGCTAAATCCTCTATACCCTCTTCTTTTTATATAATAAAGTAATCTTGGCTTATTGTTTTCTGCAAGTATAGGCATGCCGTAAAACACCATAGCCATTAATACATCTTCAAAAAACATTTCAGCTGTTGCTGGTCTTGCGATATACTCTAAAAAGAAATGATTAGGAGGTACGTCCTCCATTGAAAATTTAGTTAATCCATGTAAAGCTCCGTTAGAGCCACCGCCACCAACGACACCACTAATATCGTAGCTATCGCAACCAAAGGCACCCATGTGTTCGTTACCTGGATATTTAATACCATTCTTTATTATTATATTGTTTTGTTGCTGTTGATCCGGCACCCATGTAATATAAAATCTACCGTCTTTATTAGGATAAAACATCACCTCGGTATCTTTGATACCATTTTTCCATTGGAAGTTACCTTGTGTAACCATCGTGTTATTTCTTAACTCTTCGTTATAATCTATCTGTTGATATATTTTTGTTAAGTTAAATATAGATTGCTTTGATTCATCTCTGAATGCGTGCTGCTCTGTTCTTGGAAATTGACGGTAGTATTCGTTTAACGCATCGGGATCGTCCTTTAGACCTTCAACTTCATTTTCCCAATGATTTATAACCCCCTCCTCTATTGCGCTTCCGTGAGGACCCACTGTTTCTTTCTTAGGCGTTTCAAATACAGGCCAACCGTACTGGTTTATAAATCCCTCGTAATTCCATTCCATTGGAATAAACAGTTTATATAGACCGCTTTTTGTTTGACCATTTTTGTTCCTATTTGCTACGTCAGAACTATCGTATAATTTTTTAAAGTTTTTACCTCCTTTGTCTAAAGCGTTTGATGTTGATCCCATCATGCACTTGCCAATAACTCTACTACCTAGTCTTAAGCAAGTTTTAGTTACTCGCCAGTTATTAAGTATATTTGTAGGTCTTTCCCACTTACCACTTTCATCATGAACTAACAGCTTTAGTTTTTCGCCATCGTACGAGTTGTCACCCGTGTTTTTCCAGTCAACCGTGGTGTCAAGGCCAACGATTTCTTCTGGTACCGCGTTGGAGTCAAGTTTCCTTCTTGTGAATTTTGAGGCGGGAACCCTGTATGCGAGCTCTGTTTTTGGACGGTCCATCCCATCCTGGATTGGTTTAAAGAAGAATGGATAGTTAACCGATATTGGTACAACCTTGTCTGTAAACATCTTCTTTGCATCGGGCCCAGATTTGGACAATATACCAAATCGAGCATCCGAAGATATTGTTGCTTGGTTAACGGTCTCGCCGGAAGCCATGAAAGAAAATCCTGATCGCCTGTTTTTAAGGTAGCACATGCCGTAGCATCTACTGTCTGCCTTGCAAGCTTCCCAGAATAAATAGAATAATCTGTTTGATTCTCTAAAGTCAGGTTGCCCAACGTCAATCTTGGACCACTGCAGGTACATGTAGTGAGTACCAGTAATGTAAGTAGGCTCGTCTTTATTATAAAACCAAAAACCTTCTTCGCGTCTGTTAAACTCTTCGTCAATATACCCATACCACTTTTCTTTAAAAGCATTTGGGTACTTCACCCAATCTGCCTCACTTTTTATCTTACTTAACTCTTTTGGATATTCCGCTGCTTTCCATTTGTTTATGCCTTTAATAGGTTTATCTTGTAATAAAGGCAATGCGATATGCACTCCGCTTATTAAATATATATCCCCTATTTTACCGGTCTTACTTATAACAACGACATCATGCTCCTTATCATAACCGTATTTCCACTTTGCATAGCGATTATTCTTCTTAATAGCTTGTGGTCTAATATAGTCTTTGGCTATACTATATAACTCTTGTTTGTAAGCCATTACTTAGATCTCCCTTCCGCAAAGCCTTTGAATGCAGGTTTATCTGAGGTTTTAGTCGCTTCATTAATCATGCTTTCTTCCTCCTGTATTCTATTTAATATTTCAAAGGCGTCTAATATACAAAGTTTTTTAGTAGCGGCAGCATTTTTAAGTCTGTCAGCTGATATATCTTCATCTGAGTCAACGATCTTTTCCTCTGCTACCTTTACTAACTCTTTAATTGCCTTGCGCCCAGCGGCTATTATACTCTTCTTCGTTTCTATCGAGTTCATACTTTATAACAATATCATTTGATTTCATACAATACATAATCTGATCATCTATAACAAATTCCCATTCGCTACCAGGTATAAATCCTATTATGTCCCCTGGATTGATTCCAGCGCTCTTTAAGGAGCTGTTACCGATTTTTAGTATACCAATAAGGTCAGCCGTTTTTTGGCTGCTTAAAACGTCTTTATTTTTTACAGGAGCGACAAAACATCTGTCTCCGAATGATTTCCAGGTTTTGCTTTTTTTGTACAAATATATTTGATCAGTGCTGCAAAAAAATAAACCATCTTTTAAAAATGACCGACTGTTTTTCTTAGTTCCTTTCATGTCATAAAAAACTCTGAATACATTGTGGTGTATTACAATTAAGTCGCCTTTCTTTATAGGCGTCGCAAAAGCAGCGGGTGTTTCAACTACTTCAGCAATATTATTAACATGCTTAAAACTTTCTATAGAGCTATTTGTCACCAAGG